CTGGAACGCCAACAAGGACATTTTTAGAACAACGAGATATTAGTTATATGAATGAATATTGGCCGGACAGAACATCTACGGGAACACCTAGATATTGGGCTTGGTGGGATCATAACTCGATTTATGTTGCGCCAACGCCTGATTCAGCGTATAACGTGGAATTAGGAATTACTAGATTACCAACAAGACTGTCTAGTAGTAACACAACCTCTTGGTTGGGTAATAATGCACCAGCACTATTACTTTACGGATGTCTTGCAGAAGCCTTCAAATTCTTGAAGGGACCAGCGGAAATGCTGCAACTATATGAACAATCATATCAACGTGCTCTTCAAGAGCTTGTCATAGAACAGCAAGGAAGACACCGAAGAGATGAATATATGCATGGGGCGTTAAGAACTCCTTTGCAATCACAAAACCCATAGGAGGATAAAACATGGCTATAACTCAAGCTGTATGTACAAGCTTTAAACAAGAGTTGCTAGTTGGCACTCATAATTTTACAGCAACAACTGGTGATACTTTTAAAATAGCATTGTACACAAGTTCTGCTTCTTTGGATGCAACCACAACTGCTTACTCAAGCTCAAATGAAGTTTCAAATTCTGGAACATATACTGCTACTGGTGGATCACTAACAAGTGTAACACCAACGACAAGTGGTACAACTGCAATTTGTGATTTTTCTGACATATCTTTTACGTCAGCAACAATCACTGCAAGAGGAGCATTAATTTACAATAGCACAGACTCTAATAAAGCTGTTGCTGTTTTAGATTTTGGTGGCGATAAGACATCTACAAGTGGAACATTTACAATTCAGTTTCCAACAGCCGATGCAGACGACGCTATATTACGATTAGCATAGGAGAAAATAAATGGCATTAGTCATTAATGATCGTGTAAAAGAAACTACTACCACAACGGGAACAGGAGCTGTTTCTCTTGGTGGTGCTGTAACAGGTTTTGAAACTTTTGCTGCTGGTATAGGTAATAGTAATACAACGTATTATGTTATTGCTCATCAAACAGCGGCAGAATTTGAAGTAGGCCTTGGAACACTAGATGGTGATAGTTCTGATCTTACACGTACAACAGTTATATCTTCTTCAAACAGCGATAGTGCTGTTGATTTTGCAGCAGGAACAAAAGATGTTTTCTGCACAATGCCAGCAAGTAAATTGGTATTTGAAGATGCTAGCTCTGATGTAACTTTACCAAACGATCTTATTTTAGGATCAGATTCAGCCGTACTAAAATTTGGTGCTGATTCTGATACAACTTTAACACATACAGACGGCACAGGTTTAACTTTAAATAGTACTAACAAACTTCTTTTTAGAGATTCTGCTTTATATATTAATTCATCTACTGATGGTCAATTAGATATTGTTGCGGATACAGAAGTACAAATAGCAGCTACAACAATAGATATTAATGGTGCAGTTGCACTTAACGGAGCTATTACTGGTGCTACTAATATTACTTTATCTGGTGAACTAGATGCAGCAACATTAGATATTTCTGGTGATGCTGATATTGATGGTACATTAGAAGCAGATGCTATTACTATAAACGGTGCGACTTTAGCAGAAACTATTTCTGATACAGTTGGGGACATGGTAAGCTCTAATACAGAAACAGGAATTACTGTAACTTACCAAGACGGAGACAATACTTTAGATTTTGCTCTTGGTGCGGCGCAAACAACAATTACATCTTTACTTGCAACAGATATTAAAATTGGTGAAGATGATCAAACAAAAATAGATTTTGAAACTGCTGATACAATTAATTTTTATGCAGGAAATGAAAAACAATTAATACTTACAGACGGTGCTTTAACACCGGGTGCTGATAATATCTTAGACCTTGGTAGTGCTAGTGTAGAATTTAAAGATGCATTTTTTGACG